CTTGGGCTTCCAGTTGCTGCCGCAAACCTTGGGCATTCTGGTAGTTTGCGAGTTCCTTGTCATACCTGACGCGGGCTTCTAGATAACCGATGGGGTCTTTGGATAGCAGGTCTTCACTCGGCATCGACGGCGGCTGCATTGGGATTTGCCCAGATTGAGCCGCCTGAAAGACTTGTGCCAACTGTTGGCGTTCGGCTTGCAGGGCTTCGTAAACTGCCGTCGTCTCTTGGCGAGCCGATGCAATTTCGCGGAAACCCTTTTGGATGACTTCTTGCCCCGAATAGCCCCGGAGTAGCTCTTTGTAGGGAACCTGCTGTTCGCGCCCGTTTACCTTTACGGTATGCAGTTGCTCGGCTGGATCACCTTCTTCGGCTTCCGTTTCGCTCTCGTCTGTGACTTCATCCGTATCTGCGTCAACCTCTTCGGCTGCCGCGTCGTTACCGTCGTCTTGGTTTGTTGCGTCATCCTGTTCGGATTGCTCCAAGCCTTCGGTTTCTTCCTCTTCGACCTTTTCGACCGGCGTCTCAATGAGGCTGGCCGCTACGGCGTCAATGCTTCCGTCGTTTGCAGTCGTGTCAACCACGGTGCTGCCCTTTCTCTTTGCGATGGTCGAACATCTTGCCGTCGGTAACAATAGAAGCAAGATGCACTTGCAACGCTTTTAGCGCACGGACCATCCGATGCGCTTCAGTCAACTGTTCAGGGCTGCACACATCGCTGGTAAAAACCCTGACCTGTGCATCTTGTAACACATCAAAAGCCTCTTTGAGAAGGGGATCCTCCAAAAGTAGCTTTGCACGCTGTGCGCGTTGGGTGACATCCATCACATGCCGCCCATCATGTCAGGTTGCTGCGGCTGCATCATTTGCGGCTGTTGAACCGCAGGCATGGCAACGGTGGCAGCCTGTTGAGCCTTGATGGCAGCCGTGTCGACCGCGATGCCATACTTGCCGGCGATCTGCGCCATGGCGATTTCCATGTCCTGCACCATGCGATCACGCTGCAAGTCGTCGGCCATCTTAGCCTTGTAGAAATCAAGTTGGATGCGCTGCTGATCGGACGCAATCTTAGCCTGCGCCTTGATTGTTTCAGCCTGAACCATCGCCTGTGCCGGATCACCTTGCTGCGGCGCTTGGCCTGCCTGTTGGGGTGGCTGTTGCGGGGCTGCTTCGGGCTGCTGCGGCAAGAAATATCGGTCAATGTTGCGGATGCCGTTGACTGCGGTGATGTCGGCCAACGTATTGCGCAACTGCGGCAACCCGGCCAGCGGATTTGCTGGGCCGTAGGTTTGGATCGTTTGCAATTGCAGTTGCAGGATTTGGCCGAGCATGGCTGTCTTTTGATCCTCGCGGCCTGTCCCCAGCCCGACGTTAACTTCGCAGTCCAGATCGGTATCCCACACGCGGGGATCCATAGGCACATAGTTGCCGTTGATCCGCAGCATCTCGGCCTTGGTTGAATGCGTTGCCATCAGGCGCAGGATCTGGCCGAATAGGCGACGCATGCCGGTGTAGGCAAGGTTAGCTACCATAACCTCAACCTGCCCCGCAGCGGCGCTTACAGTGGCCGTCACGGCTGCCTTGGTGGTCGACTGCAAGGCGTCGGCATCTAGGCCCATGCTGGCCCGCGTAACGCCGGTCTTCATCTCCACCATCTGGTCAACATATTGCAACGCCGGCAAGGTTTGGCCCGCCACGAATGGCACGGCTAAATCGCGCAGCATACCGGGCTGGCTAACGCGCACGATGCCGCCGATTTCTGCATTGAGCAGATCGTCGATTTCAACCATTCCTTTTACAGCTTCAATTCTCGGATTATTTGTCATCTGCACGTTATCAAGGATGCCACGGATGATAGCTGTTGCCGCATCCTGATCCTGTTCAATGATTTCAACCAAGCTGCGGCCAAAGTATGTGTGCGGTTCAGGGTCAACGTGCCATCCGGCGAACGGGTGGTCATCTACGGGTTCGTAGGTCAGCATCTTGTAGGCCGAGCCGCCAAGGATAAACTTGTGTAGGATCGGCGTGCCCGTGCCGTCGACGTCAATCCGCATGTAAGCCTCGGTGATCGTCACCTGCTTCATGGCCGGATCGGCGGCGCTTTCAGTTTCGTTGCGGTTAATTGAGTAGCCCCGGCGTTCCTGATCTTCCTGATCGCGGGTATCGGTGGCAGACACGCTGTCTAGGCTTAACACAAGTTCCTCGTCAATGCCCATGGCGATGACGTCACCGGCCCGAAGTTCGGTGCGGTGGCCGATGACGTAAAAGTCGGTATCCGAGCGTGCATTTCGGTCAATAAAGAAATCTTCCGGCGGGATGGTTTCAATGCACATTTTGCCCGTCGGATTGCGGTGTATAATCCGCACGTCATGCAACTGCGGCAATGGGTCAGGCATCTGCGGCAATTGAGCCGGATCAATCTGCTGGCCGGCGGCCGCAGCCTGTTGGGCGATCTGTTGGCCTTCGTCTACCTGCTGTTGGATGATCTTAATCATTTCGTCGTCGGGGCGAGTTTCTTCCGACAGGATTTCAGCGCCGGGTGCGGACACGATGGCTTGGTATTGCGCGTCATCCAGATCATCAAAGTTGAATATCTTAGCCTGATCGTATTCCGACCAGTATGCCTTCGTGAAGCCGGTGATGTTCACCAAGGCATCGTGCGTGACATCGCGCAGGATTTGGTAGCCGTTGCTTTGCCGAAATTTAGCCGCCGCATATGTGCTGGCCTGTTCCATAGATGCGACGTCTTCCGGCCCCTGTGGGATAAACTCAACTGGGCGATCCGACGTCATAAACACGCGCTGGATAGACGGCTTGACCGCACGCACGGTATCCCGGCATTTGGTCGAAACCATCGTGCTGCGGCCAACTTCCTCGCCGATGTCTACATCGCCGTTAAAGTAACGCTGCGATTTCATCCGGCGTTCGGCAATCTCGCTGCCGATAAAGTCGATGGCATCGGCAATTGCCTGCGACACAATGCCGCCGATTTCGTCTTCGGCCAGAGGCTTAAACGGGGTGTCAACTTCGGGAAGTTCTTCCCCACCGTCGAAACCGACCATCACCATGTCAATCTCTAGATCGGTGACAAGTTTAGGTTCGCTCATGTCGTTGACTGCCATCTTAGCCTCACCGTTTATTTGCGTTGACGTATGCCGGAACCGCCGGAACGGTGGCACGCGCACCGAGCATTGTAACCTCGTTGATGGCCTTTGCGGTAGCAGATTGCAGTTGGCCGATTAAGCTGTTGTCTTTCAGCGCACGCTCCACAATTTTCGGGTCTTCTGACAGCACGATTTTTGCCACCGCAAGACGCTGTGCATCTGTCAATTTAGGGTCGGCACTGCCAGCAATCTTTTTAACCAAGTTTAGCACGGAAATCGGGCTGCCACCCATTGCACCCAAAATATCTTCGCCGACGCTTACCGCACCGCCGACGCTGGGGGCCAATAACGTTGGTGTTGTGGCAGATTGTCCAAGAATGTAGCTTGATGCCGCCTGAGCCTCGTTTGCCCGATTGATCAGGTTTAGCACGTTATCTGTGTTGCCGGGCGGCAGGGCAAGGCGAAGTGCCGTTGACGGGCCAGTGTCTTCGGCGGCAAGTCCGCGCAACAGGCCGGGGGCCGTGCTGGGCTTTGCCATACCGGCACGCATGGCTGTAATCATGCCTTCGCGGAAAGCCGCAACTGCATCCGGCCCCTTAGCCTGAATGTCGTCGTAGATCATCGCAAGTTCGTCAGGTGACTTTGCCATAGCCTTCGTGCCGATGTCGAACGCCTCACGGCCACCTTTGATATTTGCCCAATTTGCACGGGCAGCAACCAATTCAGCCGAAGCCGCATCAATCGGTTCACGCAAAGATTGCTCAATCTCTTTGTAAACTTCACCCCACGGCGAGCCAGCTTTATAAGCCTCGTCAGTTTTGCGTTGTAGGAAGCGGCGTGCAATCTCAGCCTCTTGCAACGTCGGCTGACGGGTAAATTGCACCGTGCCATCCTTGGCAATTTCAAAGTAAGGCATCGTCTTGGTGCTTGCCCGCGTGTATGCGCTAAGTTCGTTGGCAACGCCGGGGATACGCTGGAAAGCATCTTCTAGT